CGCCTAAATTAACGGTTATTGAATAATGGCGAAAAAGATACCTATAAAGTTAGACGTTAAGTCGGTTGAGATGGTCTACAACTGGTCTGATTTACGAGAATTTCAAGAAGATGACGATTTCAGCCTAAAAGACTTGACACTTCAAGGGTATCAGCGGTTGGAAAAGTCGCTTTTAGCGCATGGGTTTATCGTTCCAGTATTTATCTGGAAAGGCGCGAACAAAGAACATACTAAGCGACCGTATTTACTCGATGGACATCAGCGTAAACGCTTTTTTGATCGAGGTGAGTATGAAATAGAGGGTGGAAAAGTTCCATCGCTTGGAATCGAAGCTCCCTCATTTGAAGTTGCAGCTCAGATCTTATTGAGGATGGATTCTCAACACGGGACGAGAACCTCTCAGGGGCTGTATGCCTTTACGAACAAATACAGTGTAGGTATTGACACTTTAGAGGACTTAGACCTCCCTGACCTCGATTTTAGGGCGTTTAAACAGGAATTTTTCGATGAGGTCGATGAAAGTGATTTAGTGCCAGAGGAATTTGATGAAGTTTCACCAGATGATGTTAAGTCTACCCATGCGTGTCCGAGTTGCGGGTATGAATGGAGTGGAGATCCCAAAAACAATTGATAGGAGGATAGGGATATGGCAAAGTCGTTAAATAAGATTCAGTTGATTGGTAATCTGGGAGGTGATGTGGATTACAAGCAGTTGGATGGAGGAAGTGAGGTGGCAAAATTCTCTCTTGCGACCTCAGAGAACTACAAAAAAAGAGATGGATCTCAGGTTGATGATACGCAGTGGCATAATTGCGTAGCGTGGAGAGGATTAGCTGGTGTGTGTAGCCAGTATCTATCTAAGGGATCTAAGGTTTACGTTGAAGGGAAGTTAAAAACGAGGAGTTTTAAGGCGACGACGGCGGGTGGTGAGGAATACACGAAGTATGCAACAGAGATCATTATTGACGATATGTTGATGCTTGGCGGTGATCGGGGCGGTGGCTCTGGTTCGTTTGATTCTGGACAACAACAGGAACAGCCTTCTTTTAAAAACGCTTCCGATGATGACCTGCCCTTTTAACAATGGTTGTTGAGCGGGAATACAGGCTGATCACGGTCAGTAATGGGTTCATCTTGAGAGTATCATGCTCAGATGAGATGGATAGGGCGGTGGATACAGAAGTATACTCGTCAGAGGCGTTACAGGAAGGGGAAATATCTACTGTTTCGGCTCTGGCGGGGTGTCTGCGGTCAATAATTGATCATAGTGGCGTGAACGAGACGCAAGAGGATATGGAAGTGGATGTGTTGATCAGGAAGAAATATACGGGAGAGAATATTATTGATTTCAGCGGTTAAAGCTCGGCCAGTGGCCGATAAACCGCCCTACCAAAGAATCCCTCTCTCTAATTTACCCACCACCAAACAAAATATTTCAGTCATTAGCCTTTTTGCAGGTTGCGGTGGCTCGTCACTTGGATACCGGTATGCGGGTGCGTCTGTAGTCTGGGCTAATGAAATGGTTGAAGAAGCAAGAAAGGTCTACGTTGAAAATTCAGCTCCTTATACTGTTGTTGACCATCGTGACATTAGGACTATCGATCCTGTTGAGGTTAAAAAATTAGTCGGTGAAGTTGATATTATTGACGGTTCGCCCCCATGTAGCTCCTTTTCGACCGCTGGTAAGCGACATAAGCTCTGGGGGAAAGAAAAAAACTACTCTACGAACACTCGACAACGCACCGATGATCTGTTTTGGGACTATATACGTTTCGTAAAAGCTCTCCAGCCTAAAGTGTTTGTCGCCGAGAACGTAAAAGGGCTGATTACGGGTAGTTCGCAGGGGTTTTATAAAGAAATTTTTGCTGAAATGGTTGCGTCGGGCTATAAAGTCAAATCTGCGGTGTTGGACGGAGCGTGGTTAGGTGTTCCTCAGCTACGCAGTCGGTTGATCTTTATTGGCGTTCGTAGCGATCTGTCAAATATAAAGGCCGTTTTTCCTAAACCATTAAAATACACGTATACGGTTCGTGAGGTTTTACCGCATATCGTTTCGGTTATGCGAGGTTCACGCGCCCATAACTGGCGTTCTTCGGACTTTCCTTCTCCAGCAATCGCTGTTTCCGACAGAAATTCATCGATAAATAGTTATTTCTCTGGTGGCGGTTTTGTTCAGACGAAGGACATGGAACAGCGTAAGTATACCATTGACGAATTGCGGGTTATTTGTGGCTTCCCGGACGATTTCAAGTTGTCAGGCAACTACGAACAGCAATTTGAGCGTTTAGCAAGAGCGGTTCCCCCGCCCATGATGCGATCTATTGCAGAGCCGATGATTGAACAGCTAAAATGAAAGCAAAAATCCACGTAAATATGCACATAATACGATCAAATAAGAAAAATAATGAGAATAATCCACCTTTAACGGTTAAGACATACAAGGAAAACAGGAAAGCTAAGGAAGTTTCGATTAGCGGACCCTCAAAAGTGGTTTACAGTCCCGAAAACCCACTGTCTTGTGGAGCGCGAGTTTGGATAGAGTGCGACAGTGAGGATGTGCAAATTAAGCAATGAGTGATGAAAAAAACGAAAAAGAAACTTTTTTGTCTGACTCGTCTTGCTCGGTATGTCCAGCTTGCTATGAAGTGTTGGATTTCTGGGCATGTGAAGCCCTTTGCCATACGTGTGGAGTAAAGTTTACGTGCGATCAATAAAAAGCCCCGAAACGGAAGAGCTGTATGAGGAACTGGTTGATGGTGCGGTTCGGTTTGACAATTTGGACAAGGCTATTATCGGGACGGGGAGCCAGTATCCGTCGGGTTCAGTGTTTGTGTATGACGGGAATAAGATTATCGACATTTTCGTGAAAGACTATGGAATGAGTCTTGATGAAGCTGAAGAGTGGTGTGGGCGTAACGTCTTTTGCTTCGGCTACGGGGAAGGAACGCCAATTATTTTTTGGGAGGCTGATGAATAGATATATGGAAACTTTGTGTAAGGCATTGGGTCCGCGGTGCGACTCTGATGACAATGAGCAATCTGATTTGTGTTGTTATATGCGTGTTTTCTATTTAACTGCGGAATTGATTGCGATTTGTGCAATTGTTGCTAATGCGGTGCATCAATGGTGAGTATTTCATACAGTCATAGGCCAAATGGAGATTGGGTTTTTGATGATGAAGTGGCGAAGTGTTTTGACCATATGTTAAAAACCTCAGTTCCGATGTATGATGAAATGATTCGTTCGATTTTTTCAATAATTTCACAAAATAATTTTTCTTGCAAGCCTGATAATGGTTCGATGCTCGATTTGGGATGCGGAACGGCAACTACGCTTAAAGAATTGGCTTGTTTGTCTACTGGACATAGCGTGGTTGGGATAGACAGCTCAGAGTCGATGGTTAAGATCGCACGAGAGAACACAGAACACCTCTCTAATGCGTCTATCTATTGCCAGAGTGTGACTGATCCTTTTCCAGACAAAAGGCTCTACGGGACGGTTTTAAGCGTTCTTACGTTGATGTTCATCCCCCCGTTAGATCGACTGAAAGTTTTAAAGATGTGCCATGACCGATTAGATGACAATGGAATCATGTTCGTTGTTGAAAAATGTGAGACTAATTTTGATGAAGATATTATTGTGCCAATCTATCATTTATGGAAGATGTCTCAGGGGTATTCAAAGAAAAGTATTGAAAATAAATCTTCATCGCTGAAAGGAGTTTTGGTTCCATTCAGTGCATGGGAAAACGAGGTAATGTTTAAGCAAGCTAAATTCAAGAGCGAAATCTTTTTTGCTCATCATATGTTCCGAGGGTGGATTTTAAAGAAGGGTTAGGGAAAGGGAAATGGCTGTAGCTAAAGTTGATTTTGAGGCTAAAACAAAGGCGAAAGTCAAACGTAAGCCGAAAAAGAAAAAAGCTACATCGGAAGAATTTGAACTTCCGCTAAACGAGTTGAAGCGGGTTGCATTATTGAGTCCCTCACTTGAAGAGCTGGCGTTTGTTTTCGATGTGTCGGTTGCAAAAATAGAAAAAGAGTTAGATCGTCCAGAAATACAACAACAATTAGAGTTGGGGCGCGGTGGTCGTCGATTGTCGTTAAAGCGAGCGCAATGGAAAGCTGCAATGGGCGGTAACACTGCTATGCTGATCTGGTTGGGTAAAAACGATCTGCAACAAAGCGACAAGGGTGGAGTAGCAGACGATGCTGTTGAAATGGCTACCAAGATCACTGTTGCGCTAAAAGAAATGCAGAGAAGAACGGCAAACACAACTGAGGGAGAAAAAGATACAAGATCTTCAGCTCAAATGATACAGGATTCAATAGACAGGGAAGAGGATTCGTTTGGGTAGGGGAAGTCGTAATGATGGTAAATATAAAAAGCTAAAGTTAGCAGAAGATCGGGTGGCCATAGAAGTTGCCGCCGATTTTCAGTTGACTGATCGTTGGTCTCCATTAAGGCATCATGCGGTTCAAACAGATCGTTGGATGTCCAGTGCGCGGTTTATTGTTAATCCAGCAGGTCGCAGGTCTGGAAAGACAGAAATGTCAAAACGTAAAGTTGTGTTTCGTGCGCTGTTAGGCACTGAACATGATCGTCCTCGTTTTTTTGCTTCAGCACCTACCAGAGATCAAGCTAAAAGAATCTATTGGGACGATTTAAAAGCGTTAATTCCAAAAGAGTTCGTAAGAAGTGTAAGTGAAAGTGAGCTGGTAATTAAGTTGGTCAACATGAGCGAGATTCATGTGATCGGCATGGATAAGCCAGAGCGAGTAGAAGGATCTCCGTGGGACGGTGGTGTGTTAGATGAATATGCTTCCATGAAACCCACGGCGTGGATGGCAAACGTAAGGCCAGCCTTATCAGACCGCAACGGGTGGTGTGATTTTGTGGGTGTGCCAGAGGGGAGAAATCATTTCTATGAATTATATAAACAGGCTCAAGAGCGTATGGCATCTGATCGTGATAGTGATTGGTGCGCTTTTCACTGGGTTAGTGCTGATATTTTACCGCAAAAAGAAGTAGAAGCCGCTCGAAGAGACCTTGATCCTTTAACTTTCCAGCAAGAATACGAAGCCAGCTTTGTCAATTTTTTGGGTCAGGCATATTACTGTTTTACTGATCAGGATCATTCGGCAGATCGACTTGAATATAATCCCGACTTAGATCTGGTAATTGCTTTTGACTTTAATGTTAGTCCGGGCGTGGCGGTTGTCGCTCAGGAACAGGAGTTGGAAAATGGGTGGAGTGGTACGTGCGTTATTGATGAGGTTTACATCCCGCGAAATTCAAACACAAGTTTGGTTTGCGACACTATTGTTGATCGGTGGGCTAATCGCCATGATAAGCGGGTGTTGATCTATGGGGATGCTACTGGAGGAGCCAGAGGAACAAGTCAAACGGCGGGTAGCGATTGGGAGATAGTTGAAGCTAAGTTACGACCACATTTCGATGTTTCTATGCGTGTTCCACGAGCTAATCCTACAGAACGCGCACGAGTTAATTCTGTCAATTCTCGATTAAAAAGCACGGCGGG